ACTTAGAGCCTACCCTTTATGGAAGGGTGTTGGCTTGTCTGAATACACTTTTTTGTCACGAAGATTCTTTTATGATGCTGAGCAGATGCAAGTCATTGCTCCACTGGAGCCGGAACGAATAAGGCGTATGATTGGGTTCGTGAAGAAGGGCGCGGAGATGGCGAATATGCCAGCACAGTTGGAGCAATTCTTTGCGGAAGTGGCACTTTATAGGAATATTGTAGATGTCGAGTATCAGAGGGTTTATTCTTATGCTGTTGAGTTGTGTTCTAGGATTTACCGTGTTCCGCTTGTGTCTTATCCTGTGCTGACGCATGGTGAGAGGGTTCAGATGTATGTTGAGTATGCGACGCGTGATTTGCCGATAGTTGATTGGATGAAACCTCAAGGAGGAGATGAGGAAGAGGATACTAATACTTCCATGGGGTTGACAACAAATACTAAAGATGATCCGACGACGTTTGTTGAAGATGTAGTGACGGATACTGTTGTTGCGCAGAGAGACGTTTTGGAGGGTTGGCGAGACATGGGCATGGAGAGAGATAATCATGAGGAGGGCAAGATATTTGCTCGACCTTACAATTTCGGTAGTGTTTCTATTACGAATGCAACTGGAGTTGGGATACTGCTGACTGCTTGGGGACCGTCTTGTTTCTTTCAAGGAAATTTTAATGCACAGGCTAAATTGGCAAATTATGCGTTTTTGCGGGGCGTTATGTGTTTTCGTGCAGTCACGTCTTCGTCTCCCTATTCTTGTGGAAAAGCACTTATGTCGGTACGACCCGCAATTCATACCCCATCGAATGTCGTTGTTGCCTCTGGAGATCCGTGTGTCGAGTTGGATATAGCGTCTGGGACGAGTGCGTGTATTAAGATACCATGTGTCATTCCTGCTGGTTGGGCGAATATTGAGGAATTTTCTAATACGCCCGCAGGTACTTATAATCCTAAGTTTGATTGGGTGACTTTTTGTTTTAGTCTTACGTCGGTGCTTAATGATCCAGGCAACCCCACTCTTGTGGTGAGGCTGTATTGTTGGTTGGAGGAAGTGGAGTTGAAGGGTCCTACTGTTACGAATTATACCTTGGCTCCCCAAGGTGGTGAAAAAGTGAAGAATGCTGGTGCTACTAAGCCTACGCTGAAGACAAGTATTACGGTTGATAAGAAGTCTGGTGACAAGACGATATTGGTTACTGATGACAAAGGCGGATCATTTGCTGCAACTTCATCTGCCATACCTAATGAAGCTGGTGAAGAGGATGTATTGACTGGTGTTGCGAAGGCTGTGAAAACGATAGGTGGTATAGTGGTTGATTCAGCTATTGCGCTTACGTCGATTATTACTTTAGCGTCAATGGTCGGATTGTCTGATCCGGCTATTAAAGATAATACGACGATAGTGGCGAGT